GCTTGCGTCAGGCCGGCAAGCTTGCATAGATCGACCGAGCCTTCGGTGTGCCCCGTGCGGCTTAGTACGCCGCCTTTTTTAGCGATGAGCGGGAAAATATGCCCAGGGCGCACGAAATCCTCCGGCTTTGACATCGGATCGGCTGCCAGGCGGATCGTGACGTCGCGTTCGTAGGCGCTCACGCCCGTGGTCGTGTTTTTGGCGTCTATGGTGACGGTAAACGCCGTCTCGTGGCAGGACGTGTTTTTATCCACCATCAAATTTAACTCAAGCCTCTTTGCAATCTCCTCGTTTAGCGCGAGGCACAGCACGCCTTTTGCGTGAGTTATGGCGAAATTTACCTTTTGGGTGTCGCTAAAGGTCGCCGCAAATACGAGATCGCCCTCGTTTTCGCGATCCTCGTCGTCGACCATGACGACCATTTTGCCGTTTTTGATGTCGTTTATGGCCTGCTCTACTCTATCCATTGTTATTCCTTGTTTAAAAATTTAAGATAATTATACATTTTTAGCTTTAAATTTAGGCTTTTACGCGGGCTTGGATTGAGATTTTACGGACTTTTAGACACGGCCAGACGCAGCACGTACGGAGTTTGGTTAAATTTAAACGAAGCAACCAGGCTTGTAAGTTTTTGTTTAATTTTTACGGATTTATCAAATTCGACCGATTTTGGGCATAACCCGCACCTTGAAAATGTTAAGGTCAAATTTAGCGATAATAATATGCGTGAGGTAAATTTTGCGCGTCTTTATTTTGGTTAAATTTGCCAAACCTTTAAAAATACGCACGATAGGATTTAGGCCGTTTTATGGCGACGACCAAATTTGATCAAACTCGCCGCCAACCGCATGCCGTTTTGGAGCAAATTTGCCGACCCAAAAGTGCAGACACGCCTGCTTGACGTTACGCGAGCAGTAAATCATCTTAACGTCCTGCCTCGTGCCTTGCCCGCACGGTTTTATCACCTATACTCAGACCGGCAACTACGGTTGCGATACCGATACTTAAATCTGTTTTTTCGAACAACCGCAAACACTTTTAAATAGTCGATTTTCTAATTTAATAAATTTTGTATCCATCGAATTTAACTGCCGTCTTCTTGCGTTTTGTATTCTATTTGCATACAAATTTGCGACAAGGACGGAAGCATTTAAATTTGATAAATTTTACTGTTTTGGCTTGATTTGATATTTTGCACCGAGCCTTGCAAATTCTTTTGTAAAAAATGCGTTTAAATCTCGCAGGCTGTCGTCGTTCATTTGGATAAGTTTTAGGCGATTTTTCTTGTAAATTTTAATTTTTTTGCTTTTTCTTTTTAGGTATTGCGGCGTCTCAAGTCCCCAAAATTCGATATAAATTTCGCTTTGCGTAAGGTAAAAATCGCTAACGACGCGCTCTTTGGTCGGCGCTTTTTTCTCGTAGATAAAATCTATGCCGCGGTAAAACAGCCAATTTGCCACGATGAGCTCGGCACGGCTTTTTACCGTATCGCCGCTATCGCTCTTGTATCTAGTTTGCTTGATTTTTTGCTTTTTAAATAGCTTTAAAGCCAGCAAAATAATTACGATCAGCAGCAAAACGATTAAAATTTTTGGTACGTCAAAGCTCATAAATAATTTTCTTTAGTGCGAAATTTGATTCTTCGGAGTAAATGAAGGAAAAACTAGATTTGGTTGCGGAGGACGGACTTGAACCGCCGACCTTCGGGTTATGAGGATTATGCGCTGCAAAATCTTTTTTAAAACGTCCATTTTTTGGGCGTTTTTTTGTTATTTTAATCAAAAAAAGCTCTGTGTTTTATTTTTTCTCCTGTTGTTTTTTCAATGTGTTCCTCTAGTTCATAAAATCTTAATTCTAAATTTTTTATTTTTCTTTCTGCTTCTTTTGCTAAGGTATAGCTTCTAAAAATATAATATATCATTGCGATCGTTATTATAATGCTTATTACTGCTTCTGCTGTTCCCATGTAATACATTTGTGTTGCTCCTTTTGCCATTGCTTGATTAAATTCCTGCATACCTTTTGCTGATTCTTCCATTATCTTGCCCATATTTTTAATATATTCGTCCACGTTCTTCTTTTTTAGTTTATTTTAATCGCTTTTTTTGCTCTTTCTCTTTCTCTCCGTTGAATTTCTTTTTTGTCTAAAATTTCACACATATATACATCTCTTTCCCTGTTTATTACATTTACTAAATAGCAATTTCTATTTTCTTTTAAATTTATTTTTTCTTTTATTTTTATATAGTCGTTTACAAGGCTACCGAATACAAAATTTGATAATTCCTTGTTTTCTGTTTGAAATTCAAAGTTTATATGCACTATCCCTTCTTTATCGTATTTCCAGTTTAGTTGTTTTTTGGCCTCTTTTTCTTTGGAAATATCATATATTGATCCATCTTGTTTGAAGTTAAAAACCCATTTGTTACCTACTCCAGATGCAAAAGAAAAAACTAAATCATCTACGCTTCTTATATACCATTTTCCTACTATATCAACATCTTTTCCAAAATCTAAAGCTATTAATTTTATTCCTATTGATATTACTGTTACTATTTTTTTCATTGACCTAGCTCTTTTTTTAATACAGTTATTTTTATATTTGATAAGTAAAATTCTTGTTCTTTTTCTGTAAGCTTTTCAAAATATTCTTTTAATTCGTCAAATTTAGAATTTTTTTCAATAGATTTATTAATATTTTCAACTATAAATTTGTATAGTACTGGTCGATTTTTTTCCCAATTATAAAGCGTTCTTAGCTCTATTTCTAGCAAATTTGCTATTTCTTTTTTTTCCATATTTTTAGAAATTCTTTCATTTTTTTATTTTGTATTAAGCTTATATATGAAATAATTTCATTGTTGAAATCTAATTTGTTGAAAGTATTTCATATTTTTGGATTATATCAAAAATTATGGAATTCCGCCCTGAATATGGCGCTAAACTATTTCCGCCGTGTTTTGGCATAGAGCACCTCCACGGCGGCGTTTATGCTCTAAATTTATTTTTAAGAGGTGCATTATGGAATTAGTTGACAAAGGTTACGAAGTAACTTATACACTTGTTAAGGGACTTATTAGAAGTTCCGCTTCCGGTAAATTTGAGGGTAATGACTATTCCTCATCTGTCCGAATATCTACTGTAAACGTTTATGATGTCGAGAATAAAAAGACCGGCATTATAGATAGCGTTCAGCAACCCGTAGTATTTAAAATCGTTTGCCCTGATGATACTACAGCCGGGCTCGTTGGGAATGCTGTTCGCGAAAAGCTTAAAAAAGGCCCTATTACCTTACATGGCGGTTTCCCTGCTGGTGAACAACGCATTATAGCCGTAGCCGAGCCTTACGAATACTTCTTATTTGATTCAAAGCCAACCGATAAAGCTTCTAAGGGGGCTTAAAATGAGCTTTTCTATCACTTATAGGCTTAAATGCGGGGAAGTAAGGGTTGTTCCTTTTGGTGCTGTTTTTTGTGAGGATAATGCCGCTCACGTTGTTATCAGTTGCTCGAATACTTATAAAAACGTAAGTGAAGGAGTTTTTTTAAGTCAGCATGTTGATTTTAGAATTCCTTGTCCCGATGATCCGACTGCTGCTCGCATTGCGGATATTATTAAAAAGAAATTTGACCTTGGCGAAGAGGTCGTTTTTTTAGGCACTTTCCCTAATGGTAACGGTTCTTCTATAGTTATTACCCCTTACGAGCATTTTTTACCCAAGGCGGTGGAAAAATGAAAAATCCTTACAATACTGACGAAATGGTCGAGATTGTAGAAAAGTGCTATACCGACTTTAAGGAGTTTAAGGAGCGTTTTTATCTCTTTGATAATGGCACTGGCAATTATGACACTCATTACGATAACGTGTCTGACGTAGATTTATCTATAAGAGATGCTATCAAACTTTTAAAGGCTCGTGGCTATAAGCTTAATATTGAGCTTGAGCCTGGTTTGTTTTAAATTTAGCCGAATTTATTTCGGCTACTTATTTAAGCGTTATTCTTTAGCTCTTAAATAAGTAGCTTGCGCTACTAAATTTTCTTGAAAGGATGGGAAATGTTTAAAAAACTTTTCTCTGGGCTAAAATCTGCGTTTTTAGCTCTTGGTTTGGGGTTAGGTGCGGTTAATGCTACTGCCGCTGATTTAACTATGGGCACAGATGGAACCGTTACAGGTACTATTAACCTAGCCAACGTTTACGTTGTTGGTGCTGCCGTATTCGGTGCGCTTGCTGCTATCGCTGTTGTTTCAATAGCGTTCAGAATGATTCGCAAAGTCGGTTAATCTGAATATTTCAAAGGCTCTAGTATGTTTGAATTTATAGAGTTGGCTAAATTTTACAAGTTTTTGTTTTCTCTATACGTTCCTATGTTCGGAGCCTTTGTCGCTTATTTCGTGGTATCTCTTGCGATTGATTTTTTTAGGAGATCGGCTAATGATTGATCTCGGTCTTTCTCAAGAGCAATATAACTTTATGATGGCTCTATCGGGCGTTTTATTTGGCTTCCTCGTGAATTTGCTGTTTATTTTGCTCGTTCATAAATTTAGCTAAGGTGCTTAAAATGTTTACTATTACTGGCGTTGCTTCATTTGATTATTTTGCTAGCATATTTATCTATTTCTTATTTATATCATTTCCATTTTCACTTTGTATAAGCATCTTAGCTAAGAAATTGATTAAGTAGGCCTTATCATGCCTATCCTAAAATCTTTAATCCTTTTACTTTTTCTTTCCGTTTTGGTCTTTGCTGAATCATATACTATTGTTTCTAATCCTTATCAACGTGAATTTGAAAAGACAAATTTGGAGCCTGTAAGCTCTGATTTATTTAGGTTTTTAAAGGGCGATAGTTATGTATATTATAAAATTCGTGACGCTTTCCCCGATGTTTATTATTTTAATATTGATACTGGTATGACTGGCGGCGTTTATAAACATAGCAACGGTTACTTTTATCTTGAATCTAGCCCCTCTTTTAAATCTGTTTGCGGTAGGCCTCGAACTTATGATTCTTTTACTTTTCGTGATTGTGACTCTACAAATCCCCCTGACGGCAACTGGTGGTTTTCTATTTCTGCTCGTAAAGCTAATAAGTATATTTTTAATGAAGTAGGCACTTGTAAAATCGATGAGGATTTTAACTCGGTTACTGGTCAGTGTCAAAAATGCCCTAGTGGTCAAACATGGAATCCAAAAACAAATAGTTGTTTTACTGATTGCACCGATAAAAACAAAAATAAATGGGGTTTTACAGATGGTTCTTGTGCTGATTGTAGCGGCGAAAATGATTCTAACGGCGTTAAGAAATGTTATTGTAATTTTATAGGCACAAGTCCTATGTTGCAAGAGGTTGAATTAATTAAAGGTAATTTTCGTCTTACTGGTTGCCAGAATGGCTCTCAGTTTTGGTATAAAGTACCTGGCACTCCAGATTCTGACGATAATAAAACTAAGCCTGATGATCCAAAGCCTGATGATCCTAATACTCCTAATCCTGGTGGTGGTAATTCTGGTGGTGGAAATTCTGGTGGTGGAAATTCTGGTGGTGGAAATTCGGGCGGAGGTAATTCTAACACTGATCCAAAACCTAACCCTAAGCCTGATGGTCCTAAACCTGATCCTAAGCCTGATAATGGAAATAATGACAATAAGGGTAAAGACCCTAAATTTAGTTCTGGTGATTTTAATTATGACAACCTTAAAAAAAATGAAGAAGGCTTGACAGGTAAATATATGGGGGCTATTGGTGATACTTTAAAGAATTTTGACGGCTTCAAAAATGGCGTCGATCAGTTTATTGATAACGTTAAAGGTAGAGGATTAAGCGATGTTTCTAAACAAAGCGTTCCTAAAACTTGTTCCCATAAAGAAACGATTGATTTTTTCGGACATACTATAACTATGGATTTTGACTTTTGTAAGATTATTTCGCCTGCTTCTGGTGCTTTTTACTATCTTTTTTATGTGTTTTTCTTTGGCTGCTTTTTGTTTTTGATTATTAAGCTTTTAATATTTACATTTTAGGGTTTATTAATGCAAGCTATATTTAGTTTAATCGGTTTTATTTTTGGCTTCAATACCTGGAAAGAAGTTGTTGCAAGCGTTAGGCGTATTGTAACGTTTGGCGCTATGGTTGTTGTTAATACTGCTCTTGTGATTATGCTTTTTGCTTATGGTGCTGCCGTATTATCTCTTTTGCTTTTTGTTTATAACAAAACTAATCAATTTATATCATATTTGAGTAATTTAACCTCTGGCGGTAGTAATGAAATTTTAGCTTGGGCTATGGATATTTTTAGGGCTCTTGGCGTTTGGAATGCCTTTGTTGATGCCTATAACGTCTTTTCCGTTCCTATTGTTTCCATTATTACTATTTATGGCATGCGTTTAGGTCTTAATGTTTTCCATTCTCTACAAAATACGCTTATGGCGTATTCTATCGCAAAGCTCTAACCCATGATAACCTATATAGTCGGCAATCCAGGCTCCGGAAAATCCTATTTTGCTGTATATAAGCTTTGGTATATGTTTATCTATAATCCAAAGCCCGCTAAAGGCATTTTAGGTAAAATTTTTAAGCCTAAACTTCCTGAAAACAAATATCTCTACGCCTATACTAATATCAATGAATTTAAGTTCGAGCTTGATGAGCGACTGTTAAAATTTGACTATGATGAAATTTACGCCAACCTCGCAAAGCTCTATAACGCTTACAAGGTAGAAAAAAAGACCGATAAGGAGCTGATCGAGCTAGCTAAAGAAATGAGGCTTTATAAGGTTCTTTTTGTCGTTGATGAAATTCACAACTATTTTAAGGCCAAAGAGGATCCGGTTCTCGTCTGGTGGGTTACTTATCACAGACACCTTTATCAAGACCTTTTATTTATTACCCAGGATTTAAGCCTCGTAAACAATGAATACAAGCGCGTAGCCGAGAAGTTTTACCGCGCGATAGATAGCTCTAAACGTCTATTCTCTAAGCGTTTTAAATACGCTTATTTTACTTCTTATAAGATGTATCAATCTGACCGGGTCAATAATTTTAATATAAATTTGCCTTTTAATCAGGAAGTTTTTAATCTCTATCATTCCGGCCAGGACAGCAAGAGTAAATCGGTAGTTAAATTTTTTATGGTCGCTGGCCTTATTATCTCTCTTTTAAGCGTGTTCGCGTTTATTTACGTATTTAATACCTTTTTCGCCGTTCCCGACGAATATGCGACTACTCCGTCTGAAAATTTAACCTCGCAAGTTTCAACGACTTCTGCTGCTTCGTCTAGGGCTTCTTTGCCGTCTAATACTTCCAAATCTGACGAGCCTATCGAGGCTGCTTATATTTACGAGATCGTTTGCGTTGCCGATAGCTGCCGTTTTAAAGGCGGTTCGGGTTCTTTCCCTTATACCTATGTATCTTTTGTTATTTCAAGCCATAAGCCCGCCTATTTTTACTCTACTACGAAAAATAAGCATTATGTTGAATATTATCTTGTTTTTAAATCCCCGGTGCTTGATACTATCAAGCTTGCTTCATTTCAAAAATCTAATAAAGGTGCTCTTTATGAAAACTCTCAAGAAAATTCTAATTCTAATTCTTTGTTTAAGTAGCTTTGCCAAAGCTGAAACTATTTACACCGATTTACTAAATTTCGCCGAGCTTGCGAGTAAATTTAATAATATCGCTATCGTTACAGATGACAGTATCGACGACAATTACTATTATTTCATTTACCAGCACGATACAAATTTAACCCTTGCTATGTTTAGAAAAATGCTTGAATCTAAGGGCTTATTTCTCTATAAAAAGGACAATTTTTACTATATTACGGATAAAAAGCTGCCCGATTACGATTTAAGGCGCATTGATCTTAGTAATTACATTGTTGAGGACGTTCGCCGAATAATGGCAAATTTTGAGCTAAATGCGACTTATTCCACGACTTCAAATTCTGTATTCTTTCGCGCCGATGACGTAGCATACGAGCAAATAAAGCAAGCCGTGGCTTCTATTGATAAGCCTCTGGAGCAAGTAGAATTTAAGCTCACTATAACCGAGACAAATTTAAAAGACATCAAAGACCGCGGCGCAAAACTTCAAAGCCTGCTTAAGCCGCTAAATCACGGCGATTTAGCTTATTATATAAATCTTATTACTTCGCCTTACACTACTAATTCAAACGTTGTAAGAAACGATAGCGAGGGCTTTTTCGGCGTCTTAAATTTCCTCGATACAAACGGCTTAACGAAAATCATATCTAGCCCTTTTTTGACTGCTAAAAATCACACTGAAGTTAATTTCTCTGCCGTTCAAAACATTCCTTATTTAGTTCAAAATAGCCAAACCTCGGCTACCCAGACGACGACTCAAAATTCATACGAATACAAAGACGTTGGATTAAAAATCACTCTTAAACCGGTTATTCTTAAAGATCACGTTGATTTTGACTTACATCTTATCCTCGAGGACTTACTTTCATCTAGCAATACATTAACGCCTATTACAAGCAAAAAGGAGCTTAAAAGCTCTTATTCTCTCAAACGCGGCGATATTTTAGTTTTATCAGGCATTAACAAAACCACTACACAAAAACAGCGTAACGGCATTCCCATTTTAAAAGACATTTTCATTCTTAAGTATCTCTTTTCCGTCGAACAAGACCAGGACATCAATTCCGTAGTTACTTTGACTATCCAAGTTATCTAATCTAAATTTTGTGTCGTGCGGCGCGTAGCGTGGGAGCAAGGGTTCCCGCGCCGCCGCACATAACCAGGGTGCGGGGGAGCCGC